CTATTATACTATTTTTTCATCGGGATGATCTTGGTGAGGACCTAGATCGTCTTCTATTTCTATTTCTGGTTCTGGAGTAGGAGTTGGCTCTTCTTTCTTTGAATTAACACCACTAATACTTAAACCACCAAGTAAACCAACAAAAGCACCAATTACGGTGTTAAATGCTGGGCCAATGATTCCAAATATTTTTTCATTATCTATTACAGAATTGTCTATAAAAAGGCCAACGGCTAAAACAATTACTACTATACCAATTACTGCTGATAGAGTTCCAACTGCAACTTTTAAAATCCAGTTGACAACTTTTTGATTAGCGTCTTCCATATTACTCATCCTTATACTAATACTGAATTATTTATTCTTTCTCGTAATTCAGAGCTACTATAATTATGAGTACGTGGATGAAAGCCTACTTCTATATCAAGAGATTTTCCAGTATATTCAGTACCTTGATATTCTAGTCCTAAGAATATAATGTTTACATTCTTAATAATTAATAGATTAAGTAAATCTTGTTCTGTGTCATATGGAACAATTTCATCTACATATCTGCATCCTTCTAATTGGACGTATCTTTCTAATGTAGATTGAAGGGGTTTGTTTTTAGTTGGTCGTTCTATACGAGGATCTGTATGAAGAGCTGCTATAAGATGATCACAATGATCATGTGCATCTTTTAATAATGTAATATGGCCAGGATGAAGAAGATCAAAAGCAGATGCCACTAAACCAATTTTTATAGTCTTTTCCATTTTGATCCAAAGATAAGAGTGCACCACATACGTGCCCACCAATTTTTATTATTCATAAAATTAAAACTCAAATTTCCATCTCCAAAAAAGTCCATATGCCATTTTGGCTTTGGCTGTATGATTCTAGCTGCCGGTGGTTCACCTATATTCCATTGTGTAGGCATTTTTTATTTATGACCGATATTATATTTACTTTGTAAATCCCATTTATCTTTGTCTTTGAATGCAATTACTTTAATCTGGCTTATTGGAGCCACAGGCTCAGCCGACTTAGCCGGATTTACTAATCCAATCAATCCCCACTCTGCTAGTAAATTAGCAATAATGTTTCGTCTAGCGATGTCATTCTCTGAGAAGTCTGTATCTTTTCCATCTAGGGCAAATAGCTCCTTGAAGTGAGTAATATAATATTTGCCTTGCTTATGGAGAATGTGGCACGACTGATAGAGTGTGTTATCCTTGCGTGATGCAACACCAATACGAGTCAGAGTTTCTTTAACTTTTAGAAAGTCATCTTTGTGATTTAGTGTTACTTCAACCATGGACTCAATCAAGTTACTCATTTTGTGCCACCTTTTTCTTGTTTCTTTTTTATCAGTGTCAATTGATCATCAGATAAAATAGAAAGGGCCTGACGAGCTTTTTCATCATTATATCCATAGTAAAGCTTTACCAATTCTAAATCATCTTCAGACAACTTTTTAACCCATTTGGCAAATCGCTTCTTGGGTCTAATAGTATTTATTAGATAGTCATTTTGAAGTTTTGCATCAAGATGATGATGGCTATTCATCTCATTTGCAAATAGAATGGTATCAATAAAGTAAGATAAGCCTTTGTTTACAAGATAAGCATTATAATCTTTTTCAGCCCTAGTAGGATCCTCTGAATCTTTAATTAGATCTTTTTTCGTATGACTGATAGAATTGATATAGTCAAACGGAGAAGTCATTACCTGAACTCACAGTCTGCAAGCACCTCAGTCAAACAAGCAACAAGATTGATCTCATGGTCAGCAACAAAGGCTGCCTTATACTGATAATTAGCAAGGTGTAAAACTAGTTGAGGAATAGAATTGGGAGTCAGAACCTCAGAAGCTTGGTCGTACAACTTGCGGAATAGCTCAGTAGTATCAATATCTGAATTTTCACCAACCCACTTACGAACTGAATTGAAGTTCTTTTCACGCATATAACCAAGAAGCTTCTTGAAAGACTCTTCGCTGACATTAACCAGAATACCAGAGTCGATCTTACCAGTAGCAGAATATCGTTGAAGTTCATTCAGGACTCGACGTGAGTCTGGATAATACTTCATAATTACTGCTGCAATAGCTTCCTTATCAAACTCTACATTCTCATTAGTCAGGATCATACGAACCCGCTTCATGAATTGCATAGCAAGATCAGGTAGATCCTTCTTTGCAATCTTGAATTCAACTACTGAACATCGAGAATGTAGAGGCTCAATAATACGATTCTTAAAATTACACGTTAGAATGAAACCGCAATTCTTAGAATACTCTTCCATAAAGTTACGAAGAGCAGGCTGAGTAGAATTTGCGTTTAGGTAATCAGCTTCATCAAGGATGACATATTTACGGCCACCAGCGAAAGATACGCTCGACGCAAAGTTCTGGATCGTTGTTCTCAGAGTGTCGATATTGCCGTTCATTGAGCCGTTGATCACTATGTAATCGCATTCTAGTTCCTCGAGCATTGCCCGGGCTACCGTCGTCTTGCCAACACCAGCTGAACCAGTCAGTAGCAAGTTGGGTATGTTCTTTTGATCCACAAATTGTTGGAATGTCTTCTTTAGATTCTCTGGCAGAATCGTGTCTGCAATCGTCTTGGGACGATACTTTTCGCACCAAAGGAATTGTTCGCTGCTCATCATGTAAACTCCACTTATTCATAATATAATCCAATTATAACATTTAGTGCATTAAAGTAAATCAATTTGACCATAATAATAATGGTCAAATACTAATGCACCAGAATTCATCAAAGGTTTAATACACATATCACATATCATACCATGCTTAATATGAATAGGTTTACCGGTAGCCCATTTCCATATTTGCCTATCCAAAAGAGTGGAGCCATAGTAACCTATGACCCCACTTTCTGTAGCATCTGCAGAGCAATCAATACCTTGCTCTGTATCTTCAAATAGAACTTCATACATGTTCTTACAAGTATTACAGATAATCATAATATAATCTTTCTCACTTTAAGGGCAATCTCCAGAACTGCCCTAATATTTAGCCGAGTCAAATAAAGCTTTGGCCCATTTCCGGAGCCTCGTTACTATTTTCCCAGCAGATTATCAACCTTTTGTTCAACAGTTTCTAGGCGAACTTCAAGTGTATCTAGTTCTGGATCAGCAGGTGATACAATTGCTTGCATAATCTCTGCTTGAACTGCTGGTGATACGTCATTAATTGATCCTGTTGCAGCTGCAATAACATCTGCAACGGCTTCTGCTGCAGCTTGAGCTACTTCTGGTGAAGGAACTGGAGCTTCAGCAACAGCATTAGTAATAGCTTCTGTAATTGCTGCTGGATCCATAACAACTTCTGGATCTGCTGTAACTACTGCATTTACGGCAGCAGCTACGATTACAGCTACTTCTGCATCATCAATTGCTTGAGTTGCAATTTGTTGATCAACAACATCAGCCACGATATCAGCAGCTTCAGGTACATTTGCACTTGGTGACAAAGCAACTACATCTTCAACCTTGGCTGAAGAAGTATCGGCTGGAGCAGAAACAATAGCGTCAATGTGCTCTTGTGTCTTGGCAGCAACCAAGGTATTAACTTGTGCTTCGACTGCGGATAGTCTTGCATCTAGTTCGGCGTTATTAGTAGGAAGATCTGTGTTAACTGATGTGCCAGTTAATGTAGCTAACTTAACTTCAACAGCTACTAGTCTTGCAGCTAGGGCTTCTAGTCTCATAGTAGTTCTCCGTGATTAGGTTTATTAGGATTTATTCTGTAGAATTAATGAAGCTTTAATAAAGTTAACTTCTCTAACTCGTCTATATTTATAGTTCTAACTTTAGCATCTTTAACATTGTCGACTATATATACTGCAATGTTACCACTATCAAAATATGCAATTTTATAAAGAATAGATGGAACTGGAACTTTATTAACTCCAATAGTTTTAGGAGTAGTATTATAGATAGCTCCTGTAAGAACATACTTAAATGGAACTGAACGAACTCGATCCTCTAGATTCTTCCATGCAACTCTATTAACAGATGGAAGTTGAGGAGTCATATTGGTCATAAAGAATGTATCAGACATTTCTTTTGGATCATCAGCATCTGCAGCTGGAACCATATGTCCTCTATCATATCCAGTATTGGTATAATCTTCTGGAGTAGGAGAATTAGCTATTCTTTTATCTGCTCTAAAATTATTAGTTCTTTCAGTCTTAACAAGTCGTGCTTGAGCAACTTCAGAAGAAAACACTACACCATTAATTTTAGTATTAAATACAGAAACAAAAAATGAATTGCATAGTACTTTAGTATCTGGTACTACAATCTCCTTTCCATTTGGAAAGAATTGATCACAATCAGAAGCATAAGCTGACAGTGGTGATAGAATAAAAAATAGTGTAGTAAATAATCTCTTCATAAGTTCTCCTAATGGCTCCGGCGGTATGGCTCGAACATACGACCGATCGGTTAACAGCCGATTGCTCTACCAACTGAGCTACACCGGACCATTAGAAATATTTATTACTTGGATTCTGTAGTAACCCAGTAAGTTAGATTGTCAGATTCGAAGCGACAAATACCAGCCGTAGTTAGAGATACCTTATAATCAGAAGTGATTAGCTTTAGATTTTCTGGACGGAAAATCACCTTAAAGTCCTTATCACATTCGCCAACATCTAGACTAAATACATCAGCACTAGAATTCTTAGAATCAATTGCACGAATTGAGATAAGTCCATCCTCGCCAACTACTGCAATCTCTGGCATCTGAAGAACCGCACCTGCCTTAGAAATGGTAGATAGTTGATCAGCTGTGATTGTAAACTCTACCTCTGTATTAGGAAAGCTAATTTCTTTTGAAGGAGGTGTCATAATCATACTAGCATCAGCATACGTGTAATTTACACGCTGCTTGCCAGATGAAATAGTGACATACTTCTCTTGGAATGTAAATTCAGGATCAGAGAATAGAGAAATTGTACCAAGGAATCGTGGTAGTTCATAGATTGCAAATTCTTGTTCAAAGTTTTCAGTAACTGTAGCCTGAGCAAGAATGGTCTTTAGAGGAGTAATAGTTTTAAGAACATTACCAGGACGAACCAGGATTGACTGATTAATCGTGGCAAAGTTCTTAAGGATCTGGATAGTCTTATCACTTAGCTTCATAGTATAACCTTTATATTATCAAAAGATGTAATCATTATAACATAGTATGAATTAATGTAAACTATGCCTTTTTACCAAGCTTACTAGGATCAACAGTAGCAGCTGCACCGACCGCGGCTAGATCAGCTAGTGATCCACCAAAGATATAAGAACCAACATGCTGTAGTTGAATCCATGGAGCAAGCCATACCTTTAGACCAGCCCGCCGAGCCATTTGGCAGAACATGTAATCTTCTGAGAGATAACGGCCAGTAAAAGTATTACCAGAGGCACTAGTCTTTGGATCATCAATGAATGCAATGACTTCTTTTGAAGTAGCTTCAGGATTTAATGCAAAGAATTCTCTAATTTCATCCTTCATATACATGTACTTATTATCAATAAGAGCATCAAAGAAAGCATGAATCTCACGTGAACCATCAAATGCTGCTGTTCGAACATGATCTGGACGATATGTTAGTTCAGGATATCTGGCTGCATACTTTTCAAGTGCAGTCTTGCGGATCATCATGAAACCTGTACCAGACTCTAGAACCTCTACTGGTTCACCTAGTGGAATCTCAGTCTTACCACCAGCTGGATTAAACACGTAATCACCAACATACTTTTCTAGTACATTAGGATCTTCATCTGCAACACCCTTATCTACTGCAGCCTTAACTTTTTCCCATGAGATACACTTCTTAGGATATGGACCACATAGAATGTCATACTCAGATTCATCACTCATGAGAGCAAGCATGACAATGATATCTTGTGCATTAAAGCCGATATCAGAGTCAATGAAGATCATATGAGTACAATCTGAGCGCATAAATTCATCAACACAGTAGTTGCGAGCCCGTGTAACTAAAGACTCATTAAAGAGATAGTAATACCTGAGTTCAATTCCGTGATGTACTGCTGCAGCCGCTAGATCATTTGTAGACCGGCAGAACATACCTGCGCATTGCCCTCCATACATTGGAGCTGCAACAAATAGCTTACGCTTGCGAAGCTCTTGGATGTCAATTTGAATTTCCATTATTTTTCACCTTTGTTTGTGTGTTCTAAATCGTGTACATGTAGTTGCATAATTGCATAATGAATTACCTTCATCATATCATTTCGCCATTCTTCAGGAGAACCTTTGCGACCATATCGTTGAGCATATTTTAGAATATTGCCTACACAAAATCCAGTACCATGGCCGCAATCAACGACGAACTCAGTAGTTTGGAATTTATTACGGGAATAATGCTGATTATATGTAGCATTGACATAAGTCTGAATCTCTTTGATAGATTCGCCTTCATTATATTTATAGTCAATTTTCTGAATGGTGTCTAACATTATGAAAAAAAATCCTCAATAGTTGCTATTTTTTCTGGTAATCCACTCCATTTTTTACCTTGCCAATGTGGATATGCTTGGCGAGATAGATGAACCGACTTAGGCTTTTCCATAAATTCAAAATCAAGTTCACCATTAGCATTTATAATAGGTTGAACCCACTCAATAAAGTTCACTTTACT